CAGTAAGGATATTGGGAGAGGATTTGAAGATAGGAACTGAGCCGTAGGTAGTCACATAGGTAGGGCTAGATGGGTTATCGTCAAAAGCCTCACCGATAACTCCAATAGTCAGGTTTGTTCCCTCACCTGTGTAGATGACATGGTTATAGGACTCATCGCTAGATAGATTGCGACCTAATTGGGTTAGAACCGAATCTTCGCCGTCTGTGTACTCAACTAAAGCCTTACCTAAATCGGGGTCTGGGATTGGTCTCATGCGAGCCGTACCGTTTTCATCAAAGTACAAATCCATACCAGCAGACTCAGCAATTTTCAGACATTCTCGCCAGGGGTCAGAGGACTGGTCAAGAGATGGATAGATAATACTTGTGACTTGCCCCGTGGCTGGAAAATCTGTTTTCACATTCGGGTATCGGTTTTTGAGGATTTGAGCAATCGCTGTTTCTTTTGGAGTGGCATCCTCAATATAAAAACTATGGTTTGTGAATTTAGCCTTTGCTACCCGAAGGCTTCTATCTGAACCCTGGACCGTAACCTTGACACCTTGAGGACTATCTGAAACCTCAACTGTTGTAAGTTGAAAAACACCCAGAGGAACTAATTCTTCGGTTCCGTCTTGATACTGAATTCCACGATAAATCTTTACTTCACGGTTATAGGGTAGGAGAACTGAGGAGCGGTTATTAGTTGGAACAAGCGTTCCATCTGCATCTACGAACTCAAGGCTGCATTGCCTACGAACAGAACGGCGACTATCAATCGTTACTTCTCCACCTATCGGGGATACCGTACTCAAAATGTTTCCGTTAGCAGTATCGTAAATCTCTATCTTGATTTTAGATATATGAGACTTTCGAACTGACGAAAGAAATGTGTCAGTTACGGGATACATTATGGAGCGCCTACCTCAAAGTAATTAACCTTGGCATTGCGGATAAGGTTTCCAATTGGTCCAATTTCTGTCCAAGTTCTATCTACAAAGCGAACATACTTTTGGCGACCTAGCGGGTCATGCACATGGAGAATTCCCTGATATGTGAGAACTGGATAGAGGTTATCCCACTCGGCTTCACCCTGAGTGGTGAACTCGTAGGAGCCATCAATTCCATAGATGCTCGTAGCAATAACAATTGTCTTTGATGCTCCCAGGGGTTTGAATTGTCCGTAAGATTCCACAATTTGTGAATTCAAAGGTTGCTGAACTCTGAGCGAGCGCACAGCAATTGTTGGATTTTGAATAGCGGTGAATGACCATATCCCAGGATTTGTAATCTGGATTGGCTCTGTAGATACATAGCCTGATGAAAGAACAGCCATTAGATTTCAGCCCTCGCTTTCGCACGATAAATTACGGTTGTATCAAGAGGAACTTCATAATCATCTAAGGTAGCAATTTGTGATGCCGATGCTGTTACTGGACTATTTCGAACTGTTTCAAATGTTGTTCCAGCATCTTCTGAGCGTTCAACTACAAATGAAAATGTAGAAAATCCGCCGCGTGTCCAGACTGGATTATCACCCGCGTGGAAAGCAATCTTGTCTACGAAATGAGTCTCGCCCGAACCAGCACTTGCAATCTTTACGATTACTTGAGCATGGGTCGCTGTTGCTGGCGCTGTACCAGAAAAATTGCACTCATTCCATGCACTAGATGAATCGTTCTCTGCTGTTCCAAAAACTGTAGAGATTGCGGTTCCACTTGTATTGAGCCAGATGATTCCAACAGAGCAAGCGCGAGCGGTGGTTCCAGCCCTGAACTCAGCGGTAGCCGAGAACTTATTGTTAGCCGTTACTGCGAACTTAGTAGCCGTGGTAGTTGATGCCGTCATATCTCCAGCCGAACCCGAAAGAACTGCAAGGGAAGCAGTACCGCTTGAATACTGGGCTGTACTTCGAGAGATAGAGCAGTTCGTTACCGCCGCCCATCCAGTCGTATTTGTTTCAATGGATGCTTGATTAGCAGAAAGAGCGTTTGTGCGACCAAAAATTGTTACTGTAACTGCCCCCGAATTTGAATCATAGAAAGCCGATACGGTTGGAGTTGCTGGGGAATCAATGGCAAGAGCAAATTGTGAAAATGCCCAGGCACTAAAATAATTCACACCGTTGATAAGAGAGGCAACTCGAACATAGGCTCGGTATGTAGTGCTGTTGGCAAGGTCGCCTTCAAGAGTTTGACCGTTATTTGTGGATGTGATGATTCCAGTACCAATAATCGGGGTGGATGTATCGGGGCTAAAGGTTCCCCCACCGTAAGTTGCCGCATCAAAGATTTTAATTTCGTATGCAGACTGAGGGCTACCGTCTGAAAATGTTGGAGTCCAGGTAACTGAAGGGAATGATGTATCCGTGACGGTTCCAGTTGGAGCGGTGACGGTGACTGTAGGGCGTGGAGCAGTCTCTACATCAATGTAAAGCGCATAAAGAGTTGTACGGTTGGTTGGGTCTGGTGGCAGAACTACTGAACCTGTAGCACCGTCTGTAAATTTAACTACCAGATTATCGAGAAGTGTTTGTGTCCATGTAGCACCATTTGGGGCGCTTGTAAGTTTGATACCTAAATCAAAAGTAGTTGCTGTGACAATTCCTTGCTTTGTAACTGGGATGCCATAAGTAACGGTACGACCATTGCGGTCTGTGATAACACCGATGCTGAACTGAGCAAGTGAATCTGCCGCTACAGCCGATATGCGAGCGCGAAGATTGATTGATGTGATTGTTTCATCGGCTGACAAAGTGGTGGTTCCAAACTCAGTCTCGTATGAAGCGGGTACGGTTGTGCTTGTACGGAGCAAGAATGTGGCATCTGAATCGTCTGCTAAAACTGCAAAATCAGAGCCGCCTGTACCTGTAAATAAAGTATCGCCGTTCCAGTTGGCGTTAGGGCGAAGTGTGTACGAAGCCATTATTTAGCCGCCAATTCCTTAGCCAAGATTGCAAATGTCTGCTCAATCTTATCGGTAATCATCTTGATTTCTTCTTCAGTATTTGCCGCACCGCGAGTATTAACGACAACTTGGAAAGCGCCTTGCTGAATGAACTGATTAGTGCCTGATGTGCGTGTAGCAAGTTCCGCCTCGGTTAGACGGTTGAGTTGAGCCTGGGCATTGCCAATCAATCCACCGAAAGCCGCATCTGCACCGTACTGACCAATTGCTGCACCAGAGAATGAGATAGCCTTTTGTAGCGAGTTAATCTGCTGGATAGCCTCTGCACCGCCACCAAGAATTGATGCCGCAAGTTGAGCGCCCTTGACTGGTCCAGATTCAATAATGTCTTTAAGAGCGCCTGAATCCAAGCCCATCGCCTGAAGCGTGGCAATCTGTTGAGCGAACTGATTGCTCTTATCAAGGCGTTGGCGCATATTCTCAATAAGCGACTTAGCCTTTGGAATGAACCCATCTGGCAACTCAATGCTCTTTAGACCAGCAAATCCTAGGATTGTGTCTTTAAGGCTATCAGCAAAATCAGCCGATGCTTTACGAAGGTCATCAAGCACACCCTTGATTGAATCAATACCTGCTTGCATAGCCTCACGAATAGCCTTCATTCGGTCTGCCGCTTTGAGCGCATCCTCAGCCGCCTGGGTGCCATCATCTATTGTTGAGGCTTCATTATATTTTTTCTTTTCTTCAGCCAAAATATCGCCGAAACCAAGACCTTCTTTGAGACTGTCTTTAATCTTGTTAATGAAGTTACTGATGCCATTGCCAAGTGCGGCTGAAAAATCTGTGTTATCTGCGAACTCCATCATATTTGCAGAAAGACCAATAAGGAACTGACCTGCCTGTTCTGATTTGGCTGCAATACCATCAATAAATGAGCCGACTGTTCTTGCAAAATCGAAGTCTTTTACATCTTGAATCGCATCAATCATTGTGTCAATAGCAGAAGAAGCCAACTTTGCACCAGAAACCATAACTTCAAGAATCTTTGCGCCATTATCTTTTCCGCCAAATTGTTCTACCTTGACAGCAAAATTTGTCAAAACTTTCTCTGTGGCTCTTAATCCTTTTTCAACTCCTGCACCAATTCCGCCAATTTTATTTACAGCAGTTTCTACTCCAGTTACAATTCCATCAAAGGCTTTTTTACCAAATCCGACTAAAGTTCCAGCAAAACCAGTAACTAATGTTCTACCAGCATCTAAACCGCTGCGAATACTGGCGGCAATTTCAGGACCAATTTTAGGCAATTTTTCAATAAGGTCAGCAAGTTTTCTAATAAACAATGTCATCTTGTCATAGACAAATCCGAGGAACTCACCAATGTTTGAGGCAATGTTTTCTAAAACATTAAAAATTCCACCTGCAACCGTACCTATTACATCCAAAATTGATAAAAATGCTTTTTTGCCTCCCAAAAATAGGTCATTGAAGGCTCCTACAAGGTCAGCAATTGTTCCGATAATAAATGCGAGAACTCTAATTATTCCTTCAACAACCAAAGAAATAATTTTGATAATTCCATTAAAGATAGTTTTAACGACATCATATAAAATTCCTTGGCTTTCCATAAGTTTAATAAAGGCGTTGATAATAGATTGAATAACAACAAGTTGGAATTGATAATAAGTTAAGACTACATCCATAATAAACTCAAATACTTTGGCTACCACTTCTGCTACGAAACCAAGAACTTTGATGTAAGAAGATAAACCTAAAAGAACATAACCAATAGCCTTTACAATCATGGCGAAAACTTTTACTGTAATTTTCATTACGAAGTTAAATACTTTGCTTACAACCGCAGCGAACTGCTCATTTGTTGCCATTAAATATCCCATGGCAGCAAGCAAAGCAACAATCAGACCGATGTAAACACCAATTGGATTCATTGCATAAATCATATTTAATTTGGCTTGAGCGGCGGCTAAGAAACCTGTTGCTGTTGTCTGAGCCGTTGTAAGTGCTGTTTGAATTGCTGTGTAGGCGTTAAGCACTAATACTTGAGCCATGTAAGCGCCAACTCCTATGGCGATAATTCCCATAATAATTGCCAGCGCTTTGAAAACACCCGCGTATGTTTGAACAAAAGAAATACTTGTTCTTACTATTGTGGCAAGCCCATTGATTGCCTTGGCTAAAATGGCAACTGCAACTACAGAAAGAACGCTCATTGCTTTTGCAATGGCAGTAAATACTGGAAGTAATGGTCTGAAGGCATTAACAAGATTTATCATTGCGGTTCTTACCTGTGTAGAGGTAGCCGCAAGTACAACTAAAGCAACTGGCAAAGGAGACAACTTAGCCAATATCTGACCAAAAATTGGTATCGCACTAAACAACTGTTTTCCAGCCATTACAGCAAATGCTGAGCCAACTGAAGCCAGAACAGGAAGTAACATTTCAAATTTCTCAGCCATAGAAACTATGGCTGTCTGAGAACTTTGAATAGTTCCATCTAAATTTTTAATTGGTACATCAGCCTCAGTAAATTTCTTTATTACATCGCCAATTTTTGTCAGTAAAGCAGTAATAGGAGCAGTAAGTTTTACAAACACCATCTGTAATGCTTCTAAGATTTGTTTGAATTTTTCGCTCTTAGTAAATGCTTTAGATATATTTTTCTCAACATCATAAAGCGCCTTAATCATCGGACCAAATGCTTTAAGAAGGACTCCACCAACTGCTACTTGGATTTCGTTATGAATACGAGCAAAAGAGCGAAGTACCTTGCCAGGGCTATCCATAGCCGCCTCATAAACTCCAGCAACTTTAGCCGCTTCTGCAAGCGCACCTGTGGCAACTGCGGTCTGTTTTTCTTGATATGTTAAAGCGCTGGCTGACTTTCCAATACTTCTAGCAAATGTTTCGTACATTTGTCCAGCAGATTTTTGAATACCAACTGATTTGAGAACTTCGCTTCGACCTGTAATAACGGCGTGTGTGAGCATATTAAATGTATCGGTTGAGTTTTTGCCCGATACAACAGCAAGGTCTTGAGCCGCTCTAGCCAATTGAGAGGCATAGGCTAAATCTAAATTGTTTTGGGCAAACTTAATCGCTGATTGCTGGGCAATCTCCATTTCGATACCCATGTCTTTTGTCGCTATCGCCGCATCTCTAATTGCTTGATAGCCAAGACCCGTTGCTTTTCCAACGGCGTTCATGGAAACATCTAACTCATCTACGCGAGCCGCCGCCATAAATGATTTAGTTCCAAATGCAATCATCGCCGCAGTTGCAGTACCAGCCGCAATTCCAATGCCCATGACTGCACCACGCAACCTTGATGATTGCGCGCTAAAGTCATTCATTGTTTGGGTAGCCTGTTGCATACCCTTTGTAAACTGTGCGGTTTCAGCGGTTAGCCGAGCGCGAACTTCCATGGTTGGAGTTTCTGCCATTATCGCCTCGCTTTCGCTCTACGCTCTGCCTTCTCTTGCTCTTTTGCCTTGAGAGTCCATAGCGCAGTCCACTCAGTCAATTCCATGCTGGTAAGGGGGCGGTGTGCTGGACTCCCGTAAAGAAGTTCAGCCACCGACCTACCCAACTTTTCTGCTAATTCGAAAAGAAATCTACGCTCAGGATTCTTTAGGAAATCGTGCCTGTGCTTCGTCTACCGCCTCTGCTGTAAGACCAGATGAGCCAAGTGCCTTTGTAGCAAGGCGCTCAACTACTGCGCCATTCTTAGAAAGGATGGACTCTTTATCCTGGTCTGTAAAGACAGGTAGACCTGTTGCTGGGTCATAGACAGTTGCGATAACTGTCATGGCGTACATAAGACCGACATCTGTTTTGTCGCCCTTAGATGCGCCCTCACCCAACTTGGCGCGTTCTGCCGCTGTCATGGAGCGAATTTCTACTGTCACTCCCCACTCTGGAACTTCTACGAGTTCCTTTATGATGTCATTGGCACTAAAGATTGTTTCTTTGAGACTCATTTATTTCTCCTTGGACACTAGGTTGGTCACGACTTATTAAGTTGTACTGCTATTAAATTATGCGAAAGTACCGCGTGTTACTGCACCTGTAACTTGGAACTCTGCTGAGTATGTCACGACATCTCCAACAGCACCAGACTTCTCGTAAGAAGTCATAATGCACTCGCCTGTGTACTTAGTTGCTCCAGTTGCAGAGCCTTCTGGACCGTACTCGAATGAGAGTGTTGCTGCTTGCCCCAAGACTCCTGCTAGGTGAGCATCAACTGTTGCATCGAAGTTACCTGATGCTGAAACGGTTGAGTCAGACAAACCGACAATGTAGGTCTTTGCAGAACTTCCAAAACTTGTAGTTTCGGCTGTCTCAATTGTCTGAGGGAATGAGACATCTGTAAGTGTGTTTGAAATATCGGTAAGTGTGCCAGCCGCATTGTCTACCTTGAATGAGGTGGACTTACCATGACGAAATGTAGGCATTTATTATCTCCTTGAAAAAGCCACGATTGGGGTGGCGCTACCTGTGGAACCTGCAACCGTGTAGTTCACGCGCAGGTATCTTGCTACTGATGTTCCAGCCGCAACTTCAACTCGATAAGAAATCTTTTGAGTTGATGTGACTGCGGTGAATGTCACCAAGTCTGTAAAGGTTGAGTTGTCGGCTGACTGCTGAACCTTTACGGTGATATTTCCGTTTCGAGTATTTGTCGGAACGGAAAGAAAAGCAACTCCACCATTGGCTGATGAAGCGCCATTGTCCACGCCTGTTCCGTTCCCAGTTGCGCTAACGGCTGAACCAGAGGACAAAATAACCCCGTGGTCTACACCATTAGATGACTGGAACTCGGCACTTGCCTGAACAACATCTGCGATTGCTCCTGATACCTCGTATGAAGTGGCATCGGACTCAAGCATCACGGCGCGAGCGCCGTTAGCGTGACCTTCGGTTGCAACAATAACTTTTTCTTTTGTTGTTCCGCCGAGAACTGTTGCGAAATAAGCATCGGTACCAACACTTGCTGTTGCCTCGAACATACCTGAAAGGGATACGGTTCCATCTTTTAGACCTGAGATGTACTCCTT